CGACTGACATACCAATCTTTCTTGCTAATGATACTGCTGTACCACCTGCGTAGCGTGAAGTTGCGCCTTCATCGCCGTGGCCCATTACCCAACCTGGGGCAAAGTTCCAAAGTTTATTGTGATAAGTGATTTCTAAATCACGATAGCCAAGAAGTTTTTCATACTTTAAATCACGTAATGATGCGAGTGCTGGCGCATCGCGTTCAATGTATCTCTGTATTCTGTCGCCGTGATTTGAGCGCATAAGGTGAAATTCACGGTCTCCTATTGCTTTACGAAACCTACCCATAATACGAGTAGTTTCATCAAGATCTCTTTGCAAATTAGAATGCTCAGCAACATATCCTTTAGACCAACGTGCAGGTGCTAAACAATCAGCCTCATCACCAACACAAAAGAGTTCATCAGGTTGGTAGTCTTTAACAAACTTTATTGTTGCTTCTATTGCAGGTTTATTATGCAAAGGTATTTGCATATCCGATAGCACTACTATGCGTTTCATTGTTTGTCCTTAATAGCATTTGATAGTGCTATCACTTTGATAGCAATAAAATTTGTGTAAGCAATAGTGTCAGCTAGTTCTGCGAGCAACTCATCAACTGTTTCTTTTACTGTAAACGTTTCAAATAGTTGCCCTGTTGATTTCATATACTGGTCAGCACCAACACCTTTGATACGGCTCATCACATAGTCGTTGAATGATTCCATAAATGATGTTAAATCTTGTAGGGCTATGCCACTTCCGTGATCTTTAACGGCTTGGTGGTCGTAGAAAAAACTTGTGGGAGTTTTACGGTTATCGTTTCCGTTTGCCTGTTGTGTGCCACTATCTTGAACCCCTGACTCATCAGAAGTACCAGCACCTGTTCCCACTCCACTTGTGTCATTACTCATCCTCATCTTCTTCCTCTTCATATAAATCATTAGGTGAAGATTCACCTTCATATTTATAGTTGCCTGTTTCTTCGTCTTCTGCGTAAATGTGAACAGTAACTGTACCGTTTAAGTTTATCATATCTATATGTATTTCATCCATTAAATCATCATCACTTAAAGGTACTTTTGTTCCATCCATTGGTCCACCAACAAACTCTCTTATCATTTAGTCTGCTTATGTGTAATGAATGGTGGTGCTGTGAACACATTGTTTCGTGCAGCTATTTGCATTGATTGTTTCCAAGTTGCACCTGCTTGTAATGCACCTATGGCATATGGAGAACCAGAACCTATGCCATAGATACCGTCATCTCGCATTAGTACCGATAAGGAATCATCCAGCTCAAAGATCATTCCTCCTAATGCGATTAAGAATATAAAATCTGGTTCATCGTTTTCTTTGTCAGGTGTGTATCCGTTCATTGCTAAAGCTAGGCGCATTGATGTTGCTACTTCTGCGATCATAAAGTGGTATAGGTCTTTGTATGAGGTTGGTGTTGGTGTTGGTGGTTTCCATATGTGTTGGATGATGTCGCAGGGTTGTGTTGTTCCTGCACCAGCGATAAGGTATTTGCCACGTTTAGTTATCTTTGTCATTGCGTGGTGTGAGTAGGTTCTTCCACCGTCATCTGTTACACGTGAGTCTGCTATCAGTAAACAGTGGTCTGGTTTTTGTATGCCAATGATTGTTGTCACGCTATCTTCTCCTTAAACCAGTCAGCACCTTCACGCAAAAACACATCGTTAACATCTTTGTTCTCAGGTAGGTTAACTACTACTGCACTGTTTAAATCTTCTTTAATTCTTTTAGCAAGTTCCATTCCAGGGTTGCGTCCATCTTCTTTAACATCATTATCAGCAAAAACAAATATACGTTTGTATCCCTCAAGCATCATTGGAAACCAGTCTTTCCACTGTGTTACACCAGCTACACCCACAGCAGGTATACCACACATACCTGACAGAATAATTGTGTCAATCTCACCTTCACAAATACACATTGTTTCAGTGTCCAAAGTTAAATCATTAACATTGAACATCCCAATCTTCTGCCCTGTTGGCCAAATGTATTTTGGTTGACCACCATCAGTTTTACGAAACTTAATACCAACAACACCAGCTTTAGTCAGGTAAGGAATACTTAGCGCACCAACAGCGTGTTCGTGTCCAGGTGCAGGATCAGTCACTGTACCGAGTAGGAATGTAGCGGCCACTTCTTTGCTTATTCCCCTTGATTTGAGGTAAGAGGCTGTCTCTGCGTTTAGTGCTTCGTAATACCGTGCTGCGGTTTCCGTTAGTAATACTTTCTGCTCTTGCGACAGCATCTTTGAACTCTATCCCTTCTTTTTTCTTAATCAGTTCGTACACATCGCCGTAAAGGTCACACACAAAACAACTGTAAAGTTGTTCCCGTGTGTTCACGGTTGCTGATGCGTGTGCATCAGGATGTATCACACATTTGGTGGCTTGCCACCCTGTGCTAGTTCTTACTTTTCCACCGTAGTGTTTAACTACAGCTTCAAGATCGTGTTTGTTATGGTTGATATTGTTTGCTCCACTGGTCTAATGATTGGATAACCCAAGCATCATCAATACTTCCGTTGCGTCTTTTAACAACAACATAACCAATAGGTCCAACAGTTATACCTCTAGCTTCAGCATAGTTAATAACTTCTACTTGTAACTCACGCCAGAATTGGGGTAAATCAAACTTCTTTGTTGCCTTACATTCAAACAAATATGGTGTGCCAGCAACATAAACAACAAGATCGCCTTCATCTTTTGCACCAGCTTGACGTAAACGCTCAGCAGTGTAACCTTTGGAACGTAACCATTTCATTACATCTGTTTCAAATTTTGAACCTTTGGCTTTATTTTTAGCCGACATTATATTTGAACTCCTTGGAATCTTAAAGCCTGTTGCATAAGGTCTTCGTCTTTCAACGTCATACGACTAGCATCAACCTTTAACGCTATCCACTTATCACCCATTGCTGAATGTTTAGCAAACCTATTTTTAACACAAGCAATACGAAACTCTGAATACTCAGGTTCCATAGCCACTGTCAAAATCATTTCAGGTAACTGTGAAACTTTACCTTGAATAGCACGCCTTGATGGTGGACGTGTTGGCTCACCCTCAGCCTCTGATGTGTGGTGCAAAATAAATATTGCTGAATCAGTTTCACGTGCAATGTGATGGCAGGCTTTCATAATGTCACGCATACCAGTCCACTCGTTGTCGTGCAAAGCAGATACGTTCATAAGGTTGTCAATAATAATTAGGTGAGGCCACTCACCATACTTTTCACCATAAGCTTTAACCATAAGATCAACATCATCCAATGTTGGTGATGGGTCAAAAGAAAATTCCATATGTTTCAATGATGCAAGTTCTTTAGTATAAAATTCTTGACCATCATTCTTAAACGATTCTTCAATAGTGTTTGCCATATGCCCTGTGATAACAGCAGCAGCACGAATACTTGTGGTGTAGGCGTCAGTGTCGGCAGACACATACAACGTTGGCACCTCAGCTTTAATACCATAAAAAAGTGCAAGTAAAGATTTACCTGAGTTAGGTTGACCAGCGATCATTGTTACCTGACCACGTCTAAACCTTATGCCTTCTTTTTTTAATGAAGGGAATAAATCAGGGAGCAGTTGTGGTTCATCAAGATGCCGGACGGCGGCTTGCTTAATGGTTAACACTTCTGCTCCCTAATAATTATCTAATGAATTGTGGTTCGCACTGATCTGCTGTGCCCTTTGGTGAAGGACAGAAGTAACCCTTCCAAGGTCCTTTAGCAGATGAACCATTACGGAATTTCATCTCACCGTGTTTACAAGCTTTAGCACCATCAGCAGGTGCTGATTGTGTTCTTGGTTGTTCAACAGGTGTTGCACCAAGGGATGCACGTAGTGCACCTTGTGCGTTATACAGTGTTTCCACTGCATTAATCTCAGGTGTCACATTAGCAATAGCTGTTAGTGCACCTTTGATTTCTTCTTCATCATAAGAGTAAAGATAAATATTAACTAATGTACCTTGTGAGGTTTTGAAGTTAAGTTGTGTCTTCACTCCTGGTGTTTCTGCGCTCATTCTTTTCCTTCTCTATAGAGTGGCAAGTGGGTCATACTTTACTGCCA